TTTAATGACATTATTAATATCTGCAATTAAACAAGAAACTGCAACTTTAATGAAAAATAGTATTAAGTTAGAAACAATTGGAAATACTAATGACTTACCTAAAAAAGCAAAAAGAGAATTATTTACAGCCATTGATGGTAACGTATATTTATTAAGAGTACAAGATGATCCTTTATCTCCTCTTATAGCACCAAGAAGATTTGGAACTGCACAACTGTGGAATGATGGGGACCCAAGTGCAGTAGTATTAACATCCCCTGAAACTTTTACACCAAAACCTAGAATAATACTAGATGATATTAAAGTAAGATTAAATACTCAGCTAGCATTATTGTAATAAAGGATATTTATAATTATGAAACTAGATAGTTTACGAAAAATAATAAGAGAAGAAGTCAGATCAGCCGTCCAGGACGAGTTGAAAGACATTTTAAATGAAGCAGTTAAATTTGCTAGTAAACCAGAAACAAGCGGTTATACAAAAGCAAATACGAAAACCAGAAAATGGTCAGTAGATCCTAAATTAAACGAAGAGAGTAAAAAGAGTTTAACTCCAATAACGGAAATGTTAAATCAAACTCAAAATAACATGACTAGCGAAGACTACAAAACTATAATGAATGCTAATTCTTCTATGGTTAATGCACCTTCTATGGCTAGCACAGTAGCATCAGGAATGGGCATGAGTGGAGGACCTGAACCAGGATTAGATATTAGTAATTTAGATTTTGTTAAAAAAGCTAAAAGTGTACTAGATTTAGCAAATAAAAAAAGTAAAGGACAATTAACATAATATGGCATTTGAAGTAAAAAGAATTAATCCATTAGATAGACAGCCTAGAAAAGCTGTAGGTATCTCTTTACCGTTTAGTGGTCAAGCTGTGTTTAATTCTACATATACTACAAAAGATGCTATAAAAAATAATATAATTAACTTTTTTTTAACTGGTAGAGGAGAAAGATTCTTTAGCCCCGGATTAGGTACAGGCTTGAGAAACCTTTTATTTGATAATATAACTGAAGAAAAAATAGAACAAATAGATCAAGAAGTAAAATCTTCGTTAAGAAACTACTTCCCAGCAGTTATTCCTAAAGAAATTGAAACAACAGCAGATCCTGACAATAACACAGTAAATTTTAGTATGAGGTACCAAATAGCAGAAACCGGAATAGAAGATTTTCTGAATATAAATTTTGAACAATAATGGCAAAGACTAAAGATATAAAGTACGTAAACAGGAATTTTGCTGATTTTAAAAATCAATTAGTAGAATTTGCTAAAAACTACTACCCTGATTCGTATAACGATTTTTCTCCTACCTCTCCAGGTATGATGTTTATAGAGATGGCATCATATGTTGGTGATGTTTTATCTTTTTATCAAGATATACAGCTACAAGAAACATTTATACAGCATGCAAAAAATCCTGAAAATTTATATTCATTAGCATATATGTTAGGATATAGACCAAAAGTTACTACTGTATCAGAAGTTGAAATAGAAATATCTCAACAAGTTGCAGCTTTAGCTTCAGGAGATAATTATCAACCTAATTTTAATCAAGCTATTCTAATAAGCGAAGACGCAGAACTAACCGCTAATGTATCGGGCCAACCAAACTTTATAATTGATAAATCAGTAGACTTTTCTTTCTCAAGTTCATTAGATCCAACTGATATAACAGTACACTCAGTAGAGTCAGGCAATCCGGCTCAATATACTTTAAAAAAGAAAGCAAAAGCATTTTCAGGAGAAGTACTTACAACAACGGTAGCTATTGGAAATGCAGAAAAATTTAAAACTATTACAGTAGACGACAGTAATATAGTTGGAATACTATCAGTAACTGATTCTAATAGTAACGTGTACTACGAAGTACCTTACCTAGGACAAGAAACTATATTTGACGATGAAGCTAATACCGATTCAGATAGTGATAAAGTTTCACATAAATTAGTATTAAGAAAAGTACCTAGAAGATTTGTTACTAGATTTAACTCTCAAGGTAATTTACAGCTACAGTTTGGAGCAGGAGTAAGTCCTTCGGAAGATGTATCTATAACTCCTAATCCTAATAACGTAGGTGTAGGTAATGCAGAAGGTATAAGTAGAATGGATCATTCATACGATCCTTCAAACTTTTTATTTACAGGTACTTATGGGTTAGCTCCATCAAATACTACTTTAACTATAAAATATTTAAAAGGAGGAGGTATAGTTGCTAACGTACCTGCTAATACGATAACTACTACTAAAGCAGTAACTACTAGTGCAACTGACGATACATATGTCTCTACTCTATCCTTTACTAACCCTCTAGCAGCTACTGGAGGTAAAGACGGAGATAGTACTCAAGAAATAAGAGAAAATGCCATGAGAGCATTTGGAGAGCAAGGAAGAGCAGTAACCTTACAGGATTATAGCGTTAGAGCAAACTCATTACCTGCTAGATTTGGTACTGTAGCTAAAACATTTATAACACAAGATGAAGCTACTCAAGACGAAGCAACTGTTTCTTTAGTTAATAATAATCCATTTGCATTATCAATGTATGTACTAGCATACGATAATAATGGTAAACTAATATCAGCTACTAAAAACTTAAAACAAAACCTTAAGAAATATCTATCTCAGTATATGTTAATAACTGATTCGGTAAATATAAAAGATGCATTTGTAGTGAATGTAGGTATAAACTTTGAAGTATTAGCTTTACCTAATCATACAGGGAGACAGGTACTACTTAATTGTACTAATGCTATAAAATCATATATGGCAATAGAAAATAGAAATATTAACCAACCTATAAACTTATCTAAACTTACAACACTATTAGATAAAGTAAAAGGAGTACAGACAGTACAGAAAATAGAAGTAGTTAATAAAGTTGGAGGCGTATATTCTAAATACGAATATGACGTTAAATCAGCCTTAAGAAACAACATAATATATCCTTCTTATGATCCTTGTATATTTGAAATAAAGTATCCTAATTCGGACATAAAAGGTAGAATAATAACAGTATAAGATGGCAATATTTAGACTATACCCAGAAAAAGACACCTTTATAAGCTCTGAACGTTCAGGTTCAAATGCTGGTAGAGACGAAATAGCTGAGCTTGGCGGATTTCCAGTAAATCAAGAAGGTAAAGCATCTAGAATATTGACACAATATAGTCTATCTGAAATACAAAGTACCCTTAACGGTAAAGTAACAGGTGGATTCTCAGCAAGTCTTAACTATTTTCTTGCTGATGCAACAGAATTAAAAGATAATATTAGTATAGAATCTTTTCCAATAGCTGTATCTTGGGATAACGGTTTAGGTAAATATTACGACGATCCTGTTAATAACTCCGGCTGTACATGGAAACACAGATCTGAAGGAGCTACTAATGCCTGGACGGTAAGTTCTTACCCTAGCTTTACAACAGGTTCTTTTTCAGGAAGTAACACAGGAGCTGCAGCAGGTGGTGGTCACTGGTATACAGGTTCAAATGGATTAGACTTACACACTACACAAAGTTACCCTCTATATAGCGACTTAGATATGTCGATAGATGTAACGAACGCTGTAAAGCTTATACACTCAGAGTCTATAGACAACTACGGTTTTATAGTTAAATTAGCTGATGAATACGAGTTCGAAACTACTTCATCTATTAAACTTAGATACTTTAGCAGAGACACGAATACTATTTATTCTCCTTATTTAGAAATAGCATGGGATGATTCATCTTATGATACCGGATCATTATCTGTCTTAAGCACAGATGTTGCAACTATAGGAATAAAAAATAATAGAGGTACATATAAAAATGTTAGCAAACAAAGATTTAGACTAACAGCTAAGCAAAAGTACCCTACTAGAACGTTTACTACAGCTTCTATCTATAACACTAATCTAGCCCTACCAGAAAATTCTTATTATGGAATTAAAGACGATTTTACAGATGAAATGGTAGTAGATTTTAATAGTACGCATACTAAGATTAGTTGTGACAGTAATGGAAGTTATTTTGATTTATATATGGATACTTTACAACCTCAAAGATACTATAAAATTTTAGTAAGTTCATCTTTAGACGGCAGTGAAGTGATTATAGATAATGATAATATTTTTAAAGTAACTCAAAATGGCTGAAATTAATATACAAAAAACAGTTTTTAACAGAACTGAATTCGAAAGAGTAGTAGATAGGAACTTTAAAACATTTGTTCCTCCGGTAGAACTAGTTGATACTGATACTGTAGCAGAATTATTTAGGTTGTATAATAAACTTTATTTAGAGATACCATTAAGAAACTCTAACTCTTCTCATGAATACTTAATCAGAAGAAGTTCAGAACTTGTAGATCTTGATGAAACAGATGACCAATTACAGCCGCTTTTAGATGAAATTGCTAACCTTAGAGCTCAATTAGTAGATGCTAATGAAGATGTGTTAAGACTTGAGCTAGAGAAGGCAAACAGTTTCCAATCAACTAATAATACAACCGGCTAATAAAAGGTAAATGGCTAAAATAGAGTATAATGTAGTTTCACTATTCCCTGAACAAGTAACAGGTATAGACTTATATGATGAAAATGATATAAGACTTGTTGGTGACTTTACCCTAGCTAATACATTCAAAACAGGGATGCATAACATGGAAGTCCATGCTTATGATCTTACTGGTATACTCTTAAAATCTTCTTATAATTACAAAGGATATTCTTTCTTAGCTACAGCTGCAGGAGCAGGTAAATCAGGAGAATCCAGATTAGAAATAGACCCAGTACAAGACGCTATTGAACTAGGATATAATTCAGGTGATGTCAGACTTGTATATAATTTTGTAAATAACCTTTACAGTAAAAGAACTAATCAACCTAGATTTTATATAGAAACTATCTCTAAAGATAGAATGGAGTTAAGATTATTAACGCCTGAATTAACAGATGGGTTTATATCTAGAGTAACTAATAATATAGAAGCAGCAATAAACAGTGAATCTTACTTCAGTGATTTTAGATTAAACTTTTTAGAAAATAAACTTGCAATAGGAGTAAACATAAGCTCTCAACAATATAAAGGACAGACAGCAGTACTAGTAAGATTATACGAACCATTACCTAAAAGTATAAAAAGAAAAGATTTATTAACTATTGTTGATATAGTTAGTGATAGTCAAGCATTCGAAATAACAGCTGAAACTATAGTTGACCCTGAAGTATTTGAAAGTTTAGCAGGACCTAATTATCAAGTAGATGCTGATGATGAGCAAGGAACTCCTAGTCCGTATTATAGCTTTAACGAACTATTTAGTTACCCTGTAAGCAGCTCTTATTATGAGTTAATGTCGTTAGCTAATGAAAGCGGATCAGCTATAAGTATAGATCACGAAGACTATAGTAACTTTGTACACTTTGGATCAGCTGAAGAAAGATTAAGA